TGCAGTACGGCGTAATGAGTGGTCAGGCGTATTTCGACGAAATACACGGACTGGACTGGTTCGCCGATTCTGTACAGACAGCTCTGTATAATCTGCTGTATCAGAGCGCAACTAAAATCCCACAGACGGACGCAGGGCAGAGCCAGCTTGTATCTGTGGCAGCCGGTGTATGTGTAGAAGCGATCAACAACGGTCTTGTTGGCCCCGGCCAATGGAACGCAGACGGGTTCGGACAGTTGGCACGCGGTCAATTCCTGAAAGAAGGGTACTACATCTACACCCAGCCGATGGCACTACAAGATCAGAGCATCCGTGAGCAGCGTATTGCACCTCCAATCCAGATTGCATTGAAATTGGCCGGGGCAATACAGGAAATTGACGCTATAATCTCAGTGAACCGTTAATTAAAGGAGTTTAAAAATGGCAACTTATTCATTCCAAGACGTAGTCGCTGCAATATCCGGCATCGGCGGTTCATTCCCCCTCGCGTACGGAGCTGGCACCGCAGAGGAGGGCATCACAGTTGAGGCTGTAGGCGACAAAAGCACAATGGTAATCGGGGCTGACGGCTCAGGCATGCACTCGCTGGCCGCTGGGGAAGCAAGCACCGTTTCAGTGAAGCTGCTGAAAACGTCTCCCGTCAATGCAATGCTGCAGACCATGTATCACATACAGACGCACTCATCCATCACGCACGGGCGCAACATAATTACCATTGTCAACGTAGCGCGGGGTGATTCTATTACCCTGACCGGGGTGGCGTTCAAAAAGCGTCCTGCTATCACATACGCAAAAGAGGGCGGAACGATCGAATGGACATTTGACGCGACAAACGCTACGCAGATTCTGGGCGTAGGCACACCGGAGTTGTAAAATGGAAAAAGTAATTAACGAGCATACATACCAAATCGGCAAAATCAATGCCCGTGACCAGTTCCACATAATCCGCCGCCTAGCCCCAGTGCTGGGCGGCATAGCTCCCGCATTACAGGGCGGTAAGGGCGGTATCGAAGCCCTACCGGAGATAGCTAATGCCATTGCCAAGTTGTCTGACGCTGATGCTGATTACGTGATATTCGGCCTGCTAAAAGTTGTGAGCCGCAAACAGTCGAATGGCCTAGGATGGGGGCCTGTATCGACCGGAGAACTGCTCATGTATGACGATATAGACATGGCACAGATGATTAAATTAGCGTGGGAGGTACTATCATATAACATGTCTGGTTTTTTTGCCGCACTCCCCTCGGGTTCGCCCGAAGTGACCCCGAAAGCAAAAGACAAGTAGCGTGGGTATCGCTTCCCGGCGGGGAGGATTGGCTGTTAAAACCAGTGCTGCGGGGAATGTGCAAATATGAGAGCCTGATTGATTGCACTCTGGATCTGGCAGATGTTGCGCTACTAAATGACGCGATTGACGTTCAGGACGAAAACGAGACCCGGTACCGAGAGGCAAATATATGAGCGCGACAACTATAAAGGATTTCGTCGTAGGCCTTGGGTTTCAGGTCGATGAGTCCAGTCTGAAAAAATTCACCTCCATGCTATCCAGTAGCTCAGTTGCAGTGGCCGCAATCGGCACTGCGACTGTCGCTGCGGCTGGTATGATTGTATCGTTCGTTCAGGGCGTGGCATCCAGCTACGATCAGCTCGACAAATTATCTACTCAATTCCGAGCATCTGCGGGGGCAATAGATGAGTTTATCGACACGGCGAAAATACTTGGAGTAAGCGATGAAGAATCAATTGGATCATTAAAAAACCTTGACCGTGCGATAGTCGATACATCAATGGGGCTGGGTCGCGCCAAACTTGTATTTGCCGATCTTGGTATTTCGGTTACTGATGCGGCTGGCAAAATCAAACCGACAACCGAAGTGATGGCTGAACTGTCGGAAAAATTCAAAGGCATGGAGCGCGGAAAACAGCTACGAGTCATGGAGCGGCTGGGCCTCGATTCAAAAATGCTGAAAGTGTTTAACGGTGATTTAGTTGCAATAAGCGCGGATCTGGAGGCAATCGACAAAGCGGCGGATTTCAACTTTGACGCGGCAATCAGCGAATCAAAGTCATTTACCCTTTCATGGCGGAAGATGCAGCAAGAAGTCGAAAAGTGGAAAATGCTTTTCAGCAAAGCCTTAGAATCCATCGCCGTAAAACTCATGCCTAAGTTCCGGGCATCTATTAAAACAATCACAGATAGCATGGTGACTTTCCGTGCAAAAGTCATGGACGCAATGCCCGGTATTATCGCGGCGGTAATGCCTATCATTGATATTGTCATGCGCGTGGCAGAGGCGTTCACTAAAATTGTAGGGCGTGTCATTGGTGCTGTAGGAACTATCATCGGCTGGATTGTAAAAGCCAATAACGCCACCGACGGCTGGGCGGGGTACATACTTGCCGCCGCCGCCGCATGGAAATATCTTAATTTATCATTTCTTAAATCGCCGCTCGGTATGTTCATTGCTCTGGCCGCCGCTGTAGCACTGTTGGTTGATGACTTTCTAACATGGAGTGAAGGTGGGGAATCTCTAATTGACTGGGGGAGTAACTTCGGAACTGTAATGGCAGTCATTACGGGTGCGCTGTCTAGTTTCCTTGCTTACCTTGCGTTAACCAAAATCGCCGTGGCAGCTACAACTATAGCAACAGAGGCGTGGGGGGCTGCGACCGCTATCGTCAACGGGATAATAAGCGCGGCAAGTGTGGCAATGACCATGTTCAATCTCGTTCTGGACGCAAACCCTATCGGGCTGGTAATAGTTGCGATAGTGGCATTGATTGCCGCCGGTGCTCTGTTGATTGCCAATTGGGATACTGTGAAAAACTGGTTCTCTGGGTTCTTCGATTTCCTATCTAGGGGATTCGACAAGATCAAGGCCATAGGCGCCACCATCGCGGGAGTATTCGGAGGTGGCGGGACTCAGACAGTGACCGCCCCGCGTCCGGGCGTGCTGGCACCTAGTCCGCAAGCAGCAGCAGCCGTGACGGGTGGATCCCAGAACGTAAACCAGCAGACTCAGATAGTCGTGCAGGGCGCAGGCAATCCAGATGCTACAGCAAGAGCCGTAGCAGGACAACAGAATAGAGTTAACGCAGACATGGCGCGGAACATGGCGGGGGCGACACGATGAGCATGATAACGCCGACGACTACTGCAACAATTATCCCTCGTAGGTCGATAGGGACATTTCACGCAACCGTTACGATTGAAGAAGTAGCTACCGATGAACTAGAGATTACACAGCATCCAGTCCAGCAGGGCGCGACAATTACGGATCACGCGTTTCTAAAACCTGCATCAGTCAATATTAAAATAATGTTTAATGATGCAGACGCACCATTAGCGGAAACTTATTCCAAGCTGCGACAGTTGCAAGCTAGCCGAGAACCGTTCGACGTGGTAACCGGCAAGCGCGCTTATAAGAACATGCTAATAAAATCGCTCGGCCAGACCAATGATGCGCAAACAGAAAATGTGCTGAGTATCTCCCTTGAATTATTAGAAATAATAATCACCAGAGTGGAAACGACTACAGTACCGCCACGAAAACGGCACAAGAAACCCGGCAAAACAGGCAAGACCGAAAAGGCCGGGAACAAAAGCGCAAAACCAGTGGACGCTAACAGTAGCCGTGGGAAAAGTGCGCTACGTACATTATTAGGAAAATAACATGATATATATAATCCCGCTCGACAACATACCGCAGCAGTTTAACATCGACCTAGCAGGTGTGACGTATATCATCACATGTCGGTGGAATCCTGAGGGCATAACGTGGGTACTGGACATCGAAAACGAAGCGGGGCCGCTGGTGCTGAACCTACCGCTGGTGACCGGTGTCAATCTACTGGAGCAACACGGGCATATCATACCGGGTCAGTTGATCGCATACACCGACGGGGACGAGTTCACCCCCCCGACGCTTGATAATCTGGGGCAGGCCGCCAACCTGTATTACGTGCTATGAACCGACAATATCTGAGAGTTTGCGATTTGATTGTTTCCGACAAAGCGGGTGTAGGTCTCAATTTGTCAGGACTGCATATCGTTTTCAAGGTCAAAAAAACAGACGCACAAACGCCGAACACCGCTGAGATACGAGTTTATAATGTCGCTGAAACTACAGTTGCCCAAATCCGTAAGGAGTTCAAACGGGTACTACTACAGGCGGGATATGAGGGTAACCCCGGCGTAATTTTCGATGGCAATATCAAACAAGTTCGGTTCGGACGGGAGGGCGGCGTAAACACCTATATTGATATAGCAGCGGGAGACGGCGACAGTGCATACAATTTTGCCGTTGTCAACTCAACTCTTGCAGCGGGGGCACGCCAAGCGGATCAAATCAAGGCCGCATCCGCTCCAATGGCAGGCAGAGGGGGGAGACAAGGGCATATCGGAGACACCGGAGGGCACGCACTACCGAGGGGAAAAGTAATGTACGGCATGTCACGGGACTATCTGCGACAATCAGCGCAGGCAGCAGGCGCGACGTGGAGCATCCAAGACGGCAAACTGCAATTCATCCCGACGACCGGAATACTGCCAGGTCAAGCCGTAGTGCTGAATAGCAAAACCGGCCTTGTCGGGCAGCCGGAACAAACCAACGACGGGATAAAAGCGCGGTGCTTGCTGAACCCTATGTTAAAAATTGGGGGGAAAGTGCAGATCAACGAGCAGGACGTAGCACAAGCGAAACTTCCAGACGCTGCACCGGGCGCGCCAGCGAACAAACCAGCGGCTATTGCATCGGACGGATTCTACAGATTACTAGTAGTAGAGCACACGGGCGACACGCGGGGAAATGACTGGTACTCTGATCTAATATGCCTAGATGTTGATGCAACTCAACCTCCGGCAAAACAGGTGAAAAAATGAACAGGGCTGAACGATTAGATGATCCGGAGGAGTCGCTCCGACTTGCTACTGAGAACGCACAATCTCGGATATGGACTGCAATGCCCGGTGCCGTGGCCGCTGTGAATCTAACAGCTCAAACGGTATCAGTACAACCTGCCATACAGGGGAGCATTACAGGGCCGGACGGAGTCTCGCAAAACGTTAATCTTCCCCTACTCGTTGACGTGCCGATAGTATGGCCGCGTGCAGGAGGTTTTGCCCTGACATTTCCTATAGCCGTAGGAGACGAGGTGCTTGTAGTGTTCGCTTCGCGGTGTATAGATTCTTGGTGGCAATCCGGCGGCATCGGAGCACAAGCAGAAGCACGGATGCACGACCTGTCGGACGGGTTCGCAATACTCGCGCCGACATCACAGCCTAAAAAGCTCTCAGGCGTAAGCAGCGCAAATGTACAACTACGGGACACTGCGGGAACGACTATGCTAGAGATTACCCCCGCAGGCGTGGCGCGTGTCGTGGGCGCATCATCTATAGATATCACGGCGCCGAACATAAACATCACGGGAACGATAAAACTAAATGGCAACATTACCGCGACCGGACAAATG